GGGCAACCCAAGCATCTTTGCCGCTCGCCATGATGCGCCCGTCAGCGATTGCAGCCTCGACGGTGGCAACAATCTTGGCATTGGCGATCTCGTCCAACGAGGCCTGAGCGTCGGCCTTGGCCTTGGCGAAGTTGGCGAAGTTGGTCTCAAACTCAGCGACCGCGGCGTCTTCGGCGAGGTCAACGGAGGAGATCAAACCGGCGGCGGTCAGACTCTGGAGCAGTTTTTGCATGGTTTCGGTGTTGTTTTGGTCAGTCTCGGTTGTTTTGTTTGACTCCGTTTCTGCTTCCAGTTGCGCGTACAGAGCGCGGAACCAGTCACGGCCAGCAGCACCGCCCCAAAGATTGCCAGCAACGTCAGCCGGGCTGTCGACCTCGGCTTCAAGGAACCGCTCATTGCGAGCCCACCAACGATAGGCTTTGCGGATCTTTGCTTCGGTCGGTGCCTCGCCAGCCTTGAGGCTGCGGGCTTCCTTTACGGTCGCGGGTTCAAGTCCGTCCCCACCTTTGCCGTCCTCGACCTGTTTGACGCCCTTGTCAAATGCGTTGCGAGCGGCTTGAGGCGCGGTCTTTGAAACGGCTTGGACGTCACCAACCACAGAGTCCTTGTACTCGGTCTCAACAATTTTGAGTCCTTCGACCTTGGTCAGTTGGGAGAAATTGAGTCCAACGAGAATGTCCCCCTCGACGAAAGCGTCCGTCCCCGGGATGGGTTGATGCCGCTGAATCAAGGCAGCGGGATCGGCCGCGGAAGCGGTGACTAGGATTCCAGCGTCTGGCAGTTCAAGAGTGCCCTCGCGTTTGATTTCGAGAATTTCCCCGTAAGCTGTGCCGGTTGAATCGTTCCAACTGACACAGTCATCAACCATGAGTTCAGACGGCGCTGCGGCCTGAACCAAGGCGGTCGGAGTGCAAGCGAATCGGTCGGCACGGACCGAGGCATAAATGGGTTTGGCATCGGTCAGGTCGGTCATGAATCCATCAGACAGAGCCATGGTGCCGTCGATCCAAGTTTCCGCGTCCATCATGGCGCGGATAGCTTCTTTGCCCTTCTTGGTCACCTTCGAGTAGATCCCGGCGAGGGTCTCGCCCAACTTGTCGAGGAGATCGGCTTGTTCGCGGAGGTCATTGGCGTCACCGATGGCCCCAGTCCACGGGTTGTGGATCATCAGGTAAGCCGATGCGGGCATGACGCGTTTGGCGCCAGCCATGGCGATGATTGAAGCGATTGAGGCAGCAATGCCGTCCACGGTGACGGTCACGTCAGGCCGAGACGACAGATAGTGGTAAATTGCCAGACCGTCGAACACCGACCCGCCGGGCGAGTTGATGCGGACATTGATCGGACCATTGCCGAGGGCTTTGACGTCGCGCACAAACTGAGCAGCCGTGATTCCCCAGCCTCCGATCTCGTCGTAAATCAGAACCTCAATCGGTTGATCCGATTGGGCTTGTGCTTTGATCTCGTACCAGTTTTTCACGCGTTTGTTGCTGCGGCGTTGTTGCTCGAAAGCTCGTTGGGGTCAAGAGTCATAATCTCGGCCCGATCCACGTTGAACTCCTGAGCGAGTTCTTGGGCATAAGCAATTTCTGCCGCCTTTTGCCGCAGTTGCTCGCGCCAGTCCTCACCGGTCTCAGCGTAGATACTCTGAAGCGTTCTCATGCCGCACTTGAACTCGTTGACTGCGGCAGATGAATTGCGGCCCACGTCCACATTGATGGACCGAGGAGACCGAAACGTTGACCGATAGAAATCAGCCGGTGCCGGACGCATTGACGGGTCCGTTTTGATCCCGGTTTCAATGACGTACTCGTAGACGCGGCGAAGGTGGTCCGCGATCACGAAAGACCGGGACCGAAAAAAGGCGTTGGCAATGTCGAGAACCGACCGCATCGAGGTTCCCTGCATCGAGGTAGGCAGCACGATCTCCTTCGGGATTCCAATGCCAGCGCAGACCTTGGCGGTGAGGTAGTCCCAATATCCCGAGGTCGCAGCAGACGGGCGCTCGACTTGGAACTGGTTGAACTCGTCCCCGTGTTTAAGAACAGCAACCTCCCCACCGAAGACGTCCTTGTAGTAATCGGCCCGCTCCACCCCGTCGGATCCGAGGATTGTTCCGCGGATGATATCGTCGTCGGTGACCTCGCCTTCTTTGGTCTTAATGACGTTTTGGACCTTGGAAGCAGCCTTGGCGGCTTGCATCTCAAAGATCTGGAGGTCGTCTAGATCGTGAAGGTCGTTCATGACCGGGTAAAGCGCCGGGAGTCCGCGATACTGACCCGGGCGTCCCGGCTCGAAAACATGGACAACGAACTCAGCTTCGACTCGCTGGAAAATGTCCTGACGTTTTCCGTCGTCGTTGGTGATGTGGTAGGCTACCGGCCGGCCTCGTTCGTCCACCTCAACGCCGTCAATGATTGTCCGACCCTGCAAAGCGGGCGGGCTCTTCACCCGGTGGGATTCGACCAACTGGATGCGAGGGTTTCCAGATTCGCCTCGGGTGAGGATAATGAAAATTTCACCATCGACGAAAAGCGCCCGGGCGATGATGCCCTGAAGCGATCCAAACGACAGCCGGGAGGATAAATCGGCAAAACGTTGCCAGTCTCGCCAGTAATTTAGCGCGGTGGCATTCCATGCGGTGTCTGACGATGAGGGGAAAAACGCGAGTCCCTGCCCTACGGTGTACTGCTCAAAAAGGTCAGCGATGCGGTTCACGAACGCATTGTTGCGCTCGAAGTACCGAGACCGACGAACCAACTCGTAACGGCTGTAGGGATCAATGTCGAAGGAAGCGGCCTGAACCGAACCGTGGAGCGTGGAACGATGGCTTGATTGCCTTGCGCCTTCATATCGGGCTTTGGGCGAAACCACAAACCGAGTCGCAGCGGCTAGGCGTTCAAATAATTTCATCGGATCAGATTTGAAAAGTCGTTGCGATAGGATCGGACGGGCTTGAGCCGCAGCATCATAAACGCATAGCGAGCCGCATCGGTGAGGTTTCCGGCCCCGACCGCCTCGTCATAGTGGTCGAGGAGTTGGGAGTAGGCCTCGGCCATTTCGGTAGGCGTCACGCCTTCACTTGCGTTGACCTGAAACGTCACCGACCGCCCATTTCCGGTGGTCTGCTGAAGGACTTTTCCTGATTGGACAGCAGCAACCGCATCACTATTGAGCGCGGTGAGCTTGTCCAGGAGCGTGGAGCCGCTGGTTACCGTCGAATAGACGGACCGCAACAACCCACGAGCAAATGCGGAGGAAACTGCCACGATTGAAGGTCCGCAAGAATCGGTCCTTGATGCTATGGGGGCGTTGCTCCGCGCTCGCTCATTTCCGCCCGTGCAGGCGTTCGGCCCGCGGTTGCGGATGTTTTGTCAGCCACGCCAACGCCTCTGTGAGTCGCGCCCGGCCCCCCGGCATTGGGAAGCCTCGGGCCTTCATCGCGTAGACGTAGGACGGAGCCCGCTTGAGCATGGCGGCGATTTCCTTCGTCGTGAGGAGGTCAGTTTGCATCGGAGTTGGTCATGCGGAGGCGGTTGTGGAAAATTGCACCGGCAACTTGCATGACTTCGCAGTCGGCCAAATGATTCGGCCATTTTGAAGATCGGGAAAGCCACGTCCACGTTGTTCGGCCGGTGGCGCTGGAAAGGCGGGCGACCTTTTGCTCGCAGTCAAGGTGCCTCCAATATTCCGGCGAGGCTACGTTATCGGCGACCTCCCACCGGGTGGCCGTCTTTCCCTTGCGGAGGCGTTCGAGAATGTCCTTGGTCACGTCGGTCCCAAACTCCAGCAGCTTAAGTTCAAGACGTCCCTGCCGGCCAGCGTTGTCACCGACCCGAGGGTCAATGCCTCGTAGAAAAAACGGATCTTCCACCCCGGTCTTTGGGTTGCGCCAACCTTTGCGCGGCATTCCCTTGGCGGGCATCCATCCGACCCACAGAGGCACCCGGCCGGTCCTCGGGAAGAATCGTCCCCACCGGAGGCATTCTGAGTAAACGCTGGGAGCATCGTAGCCTGAGTCGATGATGACGTGGACGTCCTGAA